TCCTCGTCTTCCATGTCTTCTTTTTCGTCCTTCATTCCATCTTCGTAGCCTTCTTCTTCAGCGTCAGTTCTTTCATCTTCTTTGATGTCGTCCTTGTCGTCGTCCTTTTTTGCTTCGTCAATGTCTTTAGAATCTTCAAGTTCAGCTAATAATTCATCCAGATTAATTTCCTCGTCTACTTCATCTTCTTGAACCGTTGATTGTCCCACTTTACGTGGAGCTAGGTCTTTTAAAGAATCACCAGCAGGTGAATTTTTTCTTTCAAAACTAGGAGCATCCATTTCTTCAACTTCCTCTTTTTCTTCTTTTACTTCATCATCTTTTTTATCCATTTCATCTAACTTTGCAGCTAGCATAGATTTAAGATGTGGAGTGAAAGCTTCTTCAAGAGCAAGTTTAGCGTTCGCGATTGCAGTGTCCTTAACGGCTCTAGCATCGGCGATTGCTTCAGTTAGCAAATCTCTGTTTGTTGCCATAATCCCAAAATTTAGTTTGTGAAATACGATTATTAAGAATCGTAATAAGTATTATTAATTATCTAACACCATATAAAGATACTCATGGTGTATTATGCTTATACGTATATGTAAATTATCTAAAAATTAAAAAACAGGGCAAGAGCCTTTAGAGCAAAGTATTTCAGTAACTATTTGGTTAACTTTAGTATAATCATAATTAACCATTTCTTTGCCTTCTTTAATTGTATGCATATAAGAACCTGGGTTTGATGGTGTTGAAACAAAATCCCAACATAATAATTCAAAGTCATCTTGTACTTCCATTACTCCACCTCGTTGTTCTAGTGAACCCATTCCCCTTGATGATACACCTACTGTAACACCATGGCCAATTAATTCTTTAAGTATATTTCCTGAAGGTGTAGGTAAAATTTCTATTTTACCCATTACGTTATCTCCATCCCACCAAAATTCAGATATTAAGTGAGATACATTCTTTAAGTTTACTACTGAAGATTCAGGGTGATCTAGTTCTCCCATTGAACGTCTTTGTTCAATTAGTTCAGCGTATTTATCCATTTCTCTATTCCATAGATCTTTTGAATAATATCTACCATTACCATTTTTAACTTCAGCTGTTGCTAATACACCTTCAACTAGTAAATTACCAGCCTCAGAAATATTTTCTGTTAATTGTTTAGGTGACGCTTTAAACGCGTGCGTTTCAATTAGTAATGTCTTCATATAATAACTAAATTATGATCTATAGTTTCCTACGTGTTTAGCATTTATTGCACCAGCAATTTTTTCAGCGTCTTCTCTTGATTTACCTTGATCCATAATATCATCAACTACACTATCAAATGATTCATCTACTTCTTCAGTTTCGTCTACCATTTCTTTTTTAGAATATTTTTTACCACAAGATTTTTCATAGATTTTTTCCATTTTCAATTTCTTTCTTTCTAAATCTTTGATTTCTCTCTGCATTTGCTTCATCTTAGATTTATCAATTAATTCTTTAAGATTATCATCTTCATTAATTGAATTTACTCTATCTACTTTTTCTTGGATATGATCATGTAAAAAGTCTAATTGTGCTTCTAATTTTACTGCTTCAGCTTCTTTTCCTATTTCAGCTAATTTACTATCAATTGATTCTTTTTTCACTTTTTTCTTTTTTTCTTTATCTTTAGCTGCTTTAGCCATTGGTTCTTTTGTATCTCCATCTCCATCGATATCCGGATAATCAGGTCTTGCTTCTTCATCCATACCTGCTTTTTCTTGGGAAGCGTTTATAGCTTTATCAACAGCATTTTCATCCATTGGTAAATCCTTTTCATCATTTAATTCGTTTACAAAATTATCTAATGAATTTGGTGTTTCAGCTAATCCTTCTTCAGCTAACATTTTATTAATTACTTCGCCTGACATTGCTGCGAAACTATTTGGATTTCCAGTTGTTGAAATTCCTGCGAAATTTTCTTTTAAAATATTTTTAATACCTTCTTTAACTACTGACCAAGATTCACCTCCATCTTTTAGTTTTTCACTATATCCACTACCACCATATGTTTCACCATCATTTTCTTGTACTTTTTGTTCTTGGTATCCTAAACCTTCAACACCAAACTGGCCTTCTTTTACATAATGTAATGAATCTTTAGCTAAATTAGCAATTGCTTTAGCTTGTGCTTCTTCTAATGTTAAGTTTGGATCATTTTTAATTTCACAATATACGCCTGTAAGCATTTCTTGTGCGTTAACATTATTAATATTATCTACTTTAGGAGAATAATCATAGTTGTGAGAAGCAATATTTTCTACTTCATTTGAAACTTTAAATGAACCTGCTTCTTTAGTATCCATTTCAAACTTTAACTTATCATCCGATTTGATTTTTTCTTCTTGTTCCTTAGTATTATATTTTATAGCTAAATCATTTTTATCTCCACGGTTTACAATAGGATTAAGTGATTTTTCTCCTGCTTCATTAATATAATCAAAAAATTTCTTTTCAAAATCTGCTTTTGGAGTTGCCTCGATTTTATTGATAGGTTTTAAGTCAACGTAATTTTCAGTGATTAACTTTTTAGTTAATTCATCATGTAGTTGGTTTGCGTTTTTTTTCATGGTATTATTTTTCTAATAATGTTTCTATATCTTTGATATAATCTTTAATTAAATCGGTTCCATACACAACAGAATAACTTTTTGGTTCATCCTGTCTATAGTATTTTACTGTTTCTATTTTAGCTTGTCTTATTATTTTTTTAAGATCATCTAAATTGTTTTCTATTTCATCAAAAGCATCTATACGCCCCTGTTGAAATTTTTCTAATTTATCTTCTTCCTCCTTAATATTCATATTATACATATTAAAAAAGTTTCTTAACTTCAAGTCCTGAACCTTTTTGCACATAAGTGCCATTACTTTTAGGAACTAACTTATATTTAAATTGTTTTACGTAGGCATTATCATTTACTCCATCTTCCCCTGCTTTAGGACCCGGCCCTAAATCTGCCCCATCACCTAATTTACCTTCATTTGTTGTATAATCCATATAATTTACTAAACCTGAGGGTTTATTCATCTTATATTTAGATTTTTTCTTTTTACCTTTTGTTTTTTTTCTTACAAACGCATAAGGTGTATTATAAGCACCAGCTGCACCAGACATAGATACTTCATCTACTTCTCCTTCCATAGTCATTCGCTTATAATCCTCTGGGTATTCTGTACGTAAATGAGTTCTGATTTTATTTCTAATTTGTTTTAATTCTTCATAAAACATTCTAAATTTTTCGTCATCTTTTACTTTAGTATAAACACCTTTAGCTGTAGAAGTAGCATCAGTTACTTCATCAAATAATTTATCAAAATTAGGTAAATTAGCAACTTTCCAAGATACTTGACCACTTTCTGGGTTTATTGCATCTACAGTATATCTAGTCTCCCCATCTTTTGAATATGTAATATCTCCAACTTTAGCTCCTATTTGTTTAGCTAAATTAGGAGAGGGAGCTTCTTTAAGCTTTAGTTTATATTTGGCCATTTGCTACTTGAATTTCTTTTACTAGTTCATAATATTGTAACAAATCAACTAAATTATCATTATCAATTTTGTCAGTTTTATCTAATTCAACTAATAATTTAGCTACTTCTGTAATTTTAATTTGTGTAGCTTTATCTTTTATATTTTTAGATGTTTTAGATAATGTTTCTTTTAAAATATTTACTTTACTATTATAAAATTCTTTTAATGATGGAGTTGAATCTACTGAATATATAAATTCTTTAAGTATTTCTTTTTGTTCTACACTTAACCCATCATATTTTTCATTAAACTTTTCAAGTAAAACTCTATATGTAAGTTGTCTTAAATCTTTATCATAACTCGAAAATTCTTTTAAAACTTTATCTTTATCTTCTTTTTTAACTTCTGATTTAGTTAAAAATTCTAATAGTGTAATTTTATTACTATTAATTTGATCTAAGTCCGTTACCTCTTTACAATTATAGCTTTCTATTAATGTGTATATTGCTGCAATTTGTTTGTAATTTGATATTTTTGAACCAAAGAAAGATTCTAAATTATAGTATTTTTTGATCTCGTTAATAAGATTATATTTCTGTTTCTTTAAAGCCTTTCTATTAAACTTTTTAGAATTTTCTAAAGTAGTAGATATAAAAATGTTAGCTCTACCTTCGTTTAGAACTTTAGATTTAACTAAAGATTCGTATAATTTATATTCACGACCTAATTCAGTTTTTACAAAATATTCTTTAAGTAAAGTAATTGCTTTAGATTCTGATCCTTTAAGTGTATCTGCTGTTATTTGTCTAACCAGCAATTCAAATAATATACCAGTATTTTTGTATTTTGAGTGTTTTATTTTCATCAAAAATATATTTATTTATAAATATTAAGATTTTAGTTGAGATTCATCAAGTAACGATGATGTGTTTTTATCTTCTTCAAAAATTAATTTCTTTTTGTTAAGTGATTTAAATATTTCTTTATTTTTTAAATATGTTACATGGGCACTTTCACTTTCTCCTAAACTTGGTCTTCCATCTCCATCATTTTTATCTGTATCCTTCATACGTTTAGTACCTAGTGGGTCTTTACCAAAATTATTATCTTGTTTACCTCTGTTACTTATTGAATCTTGTGGTCTACCTAATTTAGGATCATCAGCTGCATATTTTTCTGGTTCAGGTACATTACCTGGGTCGGATTGTGTTCTACCTAAACCATATAATGATGCTAAATCATGTGGTGTACCATAAGATTTACCTGTTGTTACCGGATCATTACCTTCTGCTGTTATTTGGTCAACTCGGAATTTACGTTTAGCATCTTCTCTAACTAAATCTCTATATTCATCATATTGGTCTTCACTAAATTGATAAACATTATGGTAAATCCAATCTGATGGTATTAGGCCCTGTTCTAATAATGAACCAGCTAGTTCAGATTTTGATTTAAGTAATTCTACTTTTTCTTGTTCAAATATTATTGAAGGTGAAGTCATTGACAATTCAAAATTTGTTAATGATTCATCTGTATAACCTTGAGTATATAAATGAACTAATGCTATTTTATTTAATTCTGATAACATAATTCTTTGGATTCGATCAATTGTACGAGCAAATCTAATGTCTTCAGCTGCTAATGTAGCTTTACCTTCTGTTGTTTCATCATATCCTAAAAATGCTTTAGGTATTTTAAGTGCTGCAAATAATTTATCTCTTAAATATTCTACATCTTGAATACCATCATATGATAAACCTGGTGTAGTATCAATTTTAGTTGCATTATCATTACCTCTAACTGGGATGTAAAAATCTTCAAGCATATTTTGCATGTTATACTTTAAATTATACTCACCTGTTTTTTCATCCATCATAGGGGTACGTTTCATATTTGAAATAGTTTTCTGCATAAATGCTTCTATTTCATTTGGAGGTATAGAACCAACGTTAATATAAAATACTCTTTTTTCTGGTGTACGAGCAATCCTATGAATTAACATCGCGTCTTCCATTAACGTGTATTGTTTAAATAGCTTTCTAGCAGGTTCAATGTAAGCTCTACCATATGGAAGATAATTAACATCACCTACCATTCTAAAGTGAGCCATTTCATAATTGTCATAAGTAATACCTCCTTGATCTAAATCAGGATTATTATTCATGTTTGGCACATTATAGTAACCATAAGAACTACCTGCAAAACCATCAGGATTCCATTTATATAATACTTCAGCTGGATTATCTGGATTATTTCCTTCTAATCTTTCAATATGATATGCTGTGTATGGTATAACATTGTAAACACCAAATTTTTCTGCTATTTCTA